AAGTAAGAGGATTCAGCTAAGAAAGTTCCGTATCATCATGGCAGGATCATTTTTTATGCTTGTCACGCCAGCACGTTTTTCGCATTTGCCACATAGAAAAGACCAACATGACGATTGATACACCTAAGATTGGCACTATCAAATAGTAGGCCAACGCATAATCTTGGCTATCCATAGCACTCCCTCCCACTGACAGAACAAAAGAATAAAAGCAAAGTTCCATTGCCGAATAAAATAATGATGAGGCAGAGGTAAGATATATCGTCTTAATTTATCAATTCGCTCAGCTCTTGAAATAGCCTTTTCACATACTAAATCGGGATTGTCACACCAACACACATCGTTCGGATTATGGAGGCTTCTGTGAGCGACCGTTTGTTTGACAAGCCCGTGTTCGTTAAGTGCGGGACTTATTTGACTTTAGAAATTGCCAACATTCATGATGCGCTGATCTTTTTGCATGAATGGCCAGAAGATGATCGTGACTTGATATATGACACTGCTTGGAAGGCATGTTGTGATGCGCATGACGGTGTTAAACCGTTAGAAGTTGCACGAAATGCAATCAAAGGCTTTGCCCGCAAGCGTGGCATTCTTGACGAGCCCAAAGTACCCATGCCATGGATGAACAAAACATCAGCCAATAACGGCCAATTATCAGCATAACAAATCTGCAATTAAGCCCGAGCACCTCAATGTTCGGGCTTTCTGATGTAGTTTAACAAAATACCTATAGCTGTTCGGTTAGCGAATTTGTTTTCGTAGGGCTAGTCCATATTTCAGGGTTTCATCGTTGCTCACTGTGGAGTAAAGCTATAAAAATTAATGCCTTCTTGGCTTCAATCCTACTACCGAATTCAAGCAGGATCGCCGCGATGGTTGGCACGTTATTATCCATTTGTGATTTTCCCATAAAAAGTCTTTGTCGGCTTTTTTGACCAACTTGAATGATTTACGCCTTATTACGGCTCTTATTTGTTTTCTTGCGGCTGTCTTTGCCTGCATTGCCATGAGGTTGCTTTATATCAAGACGCGTTACCCATCCAGTTGAGCGGGAGAAATCATGTTGAACTGTATCAATGCGGTATGTCCCATCAATGCCGGGACGGGAACCAGAAAGAACGACAGTTCCCTCCGGCTGCGCGTCTGAATTACCGTCAATCGTGATAGAGCCTTCGCCTTTACCTCGTTCGCTGTCTGCCTTGCGGCTTTCAGAGTTCCGCTTTGCCTCGTCGGCATCACCGGCCGGATACCGGCTCGTAAATTCGGCATCGGCATTATCGTCCTCGATCTCGACGTCCTCGGTTTTCCACGTTCCTAATTTTTTGTCGTAGTACCGAGTTTTAGCCTTTGAGTACCGAGGCCGCCCTGTTACCGGCGCAATGTCCCATGAGATCAGGTTGTCGCCATAGGCCGCTTGAACAATGGCAAGGGGCTGGCCGCTTGCGGAACGTCCGCCGTTGCGCTTTGCAAGAATTGCGACGTCATTTGATATTTTAAACGTCGCTCCAATCTCGCGGGCGATGCGTTCGCCGAAGTGGAGGAAGCTCTCGCCTTGCATTGCCCAATATGGGCGGACGATATCTTTCAGGTCATCATCGACCCGAACTTTCTCGACGCCGCCGAGCTTTGCAGCTTCGGCGAACACTTCGCCGAGCTTTTTACCGTCCCAATGCTTTTGCTGCTGTTGCTTCGCCTTGCCCTGCGCGTCGAAGCCCTTGCCGGAAATCGAGAGCGTCCGACCGCCTGAGCGCGAACCTGCTGATCGAACTTCATCGACAACGCCACGGAACACAACGGCGGGGTCTGTGCCATTCGATCCGAGCAAAATATTGATCGTCGCGCCCTCACTCGGCAGGAGGATAACCCCGTCGCCGTCATCAAGCTCGATCCGGACGGTATCGCTTGAAACTCCCGCCTTGTCGGTAATGCTCAAATTGATAAGGCGGGCGAGTAGCGCGCTCGATATATCCTGCCCGTCAACCGTGACGACGCATTCCGTTTTGCGAACCGTTGCAAGCATAGGTTAATCCCATAAATGGACGATATTTCGCTCCTTCTTTTTCAATTCAGGAGCGTCAATCGGAAAAACAATGGAAGTACCGACAGGGATGATTGGGCCGAGGTCAGCAAGGCCGGGGTTCATATCGAGGACACGCTCGACGAACCCCGTACTTTGCTTTTTGAACCGACGCCAAACAAGCAGTGAAAGCGTTATAGCTTCGCCCTTGACGACGACGGTTTCCGTGTTGCCGCTGTAAGTCATTCGAGCATACCTATCATTGTTGCAAAGAAATCGGCGTCCTGCGGTGCGTCACCGCGCCGGAGGGAGATATCAAACTCAATCACTTGCCCAACGCCTTTCGCATCAAGATATGAGCTTTCAGCCCCGACGTTCGTCACGACAAACCAACCAAGAGGGACACCGTCACCACGCATAAGATATTGCGGAATACCGCTCCTACGGATCGCATGAAGTTTTTCAAGCGATCCGAGGCCGCCGAGTTTGGCGGGAAACAGCTTTACCGAGATCGTAAAATTTTCAGTCGTTTCTCCAACAAATTCGAGCGGAGGGCGGCGTCCCATAACAGGTTTTTCAACGTACTCGCCGCCGCTCTCGCTGCTTGTCCCCACAGGGTTAAACGGCCAGACCTCGAATTTTAAGGCTCCGAAGACCATAAGCATTATTCAACTCCTGTATCAGCATGGACGCCGGACACCGCAGACATATCAAGACGAGGTCGGATCGTCGGTGTGATAGTCGTCTGCATCATGGCTGTTGCTTCGGACATAAATTGCTGGATTTGCAACTTTGCTGCTGCGATTTGTTGAGCCATAGCCTGATTAAAGCCACCCATCGTCGCGTCGGCCGCAGCCGCTCCCGCAGCGCTATCGCCAGTCGGTGCCAGTGCTTTCGCATCGGCATCAAGGATATTGCGCTGCATGAGCAAAGCGTCCCGCTCAGGGTTCGCCATGTTCTGCATTGCGGGGTGCATAGACTGGTCGATTTGCATTAGCCGCGCATCGACAGCGGCTTGCCTCGCGAGAACGTCGGCAAGAGCTGCCTCTTTGTCGATCTCGCCGCCACCAATGTTTGACGGATTAGTTCCGGTTTTTTTCTGAACCCATGCGTCAATGCCGCTCGTTAGCCCCCACAGATTACCCTCTGGGTCAATCCACGAAAGAAGCTCCGCTGTTGTTAGCGCAGCAGTGGCAACGCCAGCGCCACGCATCAGCTTGGAGAATAAACTCCCTTTTGTTGTTGCACCGGCTGCGGTCGCTCCGGCTGCGGTCGCTCCGGCTGCTGTTGCTGCGGTCGTTGCCGCACCGCCTGCGGCGGCTGCCCCTGTTACCCCCATAGATGCAGCCGCGACACTGAGCGCACCTTTACCGAGTTTGGTGACGAGCATCATGAGCGCGACAAGTGAGGTAAAGAACGCAATAACACCACTGCCAATCAGAGCAATGGGGCCGATTGCAGCCGCGATTAACAGGGCATAAGTCCCGAACTCTAGCAATTTAGGATTGCTTTCAGAAAGGGATTTAAGAGCATCAGCCGCCATTTTGAATGCTTCCGAGGCAGTTTTAAGGACGCCGCTTTCAGCAATCGAGACAAACAAGTTTTCGAACGAAGCCTCAAATTCTGCCCAATCCCCGACAATACCTTTCATCATGGTTTTAGCCATGCGGTCGGTTGCACCTTTTGACCCGCCCTCGACGTCGGAAAGAGCTTTGTCGAGATCGCCAGCGAGAAGCGTGATCAAACGTGAACCTTGACGGGCATCAAAGATGCGGGCGACCTCACCGAGGTCAGCGCCTTTCTCACGAAGGGCTCGGATAAAGCCGAAGAAATCTACCTCTGACCCTGCTGCCGTCAAAGCCTCTGTAATGGTTTCAGCCAGCTTTGACTTATCCATAACGGAGCCGTCCCCACCTATGACATTCGTCAATTTTTCAGTGAGCTTGCTCAGAGAATTGTTGAGCGAGGGGTCGTTAAGAACCTGCTCGATCTGTTTCGCATATGTGGTTGAGTCGATACCATCCACGGCCAGAGAGGAAACAATATCTTGAGCGCTGATCTGCCTTCCGCCTTTGACGAAGTCATTTACATTGACATTCATGCGCTCGAGAGCGGCGAGCATTGGTTTTGTTGGGCGAACCATACGGACGAGTGCGGATCGCATCGCTACACCGGCCTCGCTCGCACGGATGCCGTTTCGAGCCATGACCATCGAGGCGGCCGCGACTTCCTCAATTGACATACCCGCAGCCGCAGCCATAGGGCCGACGTACTTGAAGGTTTCGCCCATCATGCGAACGTCGGTATTAGAGTTTGATGCTGAATAAGCCAGAGCGTCATTCACGCGCATAAGGCTGCTTGCTGCCTGCTCAGTCGTTTTCATTGGCAGGCGCATCGCGGTAAGGATATTAGTCGCGATATCCGCGCTCTCCTTAATCGCAATGTCACCGGCTAGCGCGAGATTAAGCATTCCTTTCATGGAACCCATAATCTGTTCATACTTGAAACCTGCGCGGCCGAGTTCGTATGCGCCTTTCATAATCTCAGAGTTGGTAGCAGGGAAAAGCTCGTTTAGCTCTTTTGCATAATTCTGGATCGCTTTGCGTTGACCGTCAGTTGTGTCGGTCACCGCTTGTAAAGCGTTCGAGGTTTTCTCGAAGTCGTACACTGCACGAGCGCCAAAGAAAGTCAGGAAGCCAGTGGGCATTGAAAGCCCACTGGTCATAGTGTTTACATTCCGGCGTAGGCGATCTGAGGCTTTACCAACATCCGTCACCATCGTGTTAATTGCCCCGCCAATTGCGAGGCGACGCTTGTTTGTGCTGTCGACGGCCGTGCCGATACCACGGATAGAATTAGCAGCGGCACGAGCCGGTGCTGTAACGGCATCAATTAAACGAACGGTAAGGATCGAGGTAAGGTTTGCCATTTAGATACGCCTCTGCGGGATTTTCGATGCTGTTTCTAACCAGTCGATCAATTCGTTGACTGGCAGATCGAGGAAAAAATTTAGGGACGTGTTTGTGCTTGAGGCTGCAAGAGCGATTACTCGTCGCCAGTCTGCTCCGTCCCACGCCCCGACACTTCCCCCGTGTTGAGAGCCTTCCCCGCAATGTCTTGAAGGTCGGTAACGTCAAGCTCTGCGGCACCATCGCCAAGACCTGCCAGACATGCTGCAATGTCGATCATTGCGGAGAATACTTTGCTTGTGGGCGGGGTCATTTTTGCCGCGATAGCTTCAAAGTCAGCTTCCGTACCGGCCAGTTTTGCTGCGGCATCTGCAACGGCGATTTCTTGTGCAGCCTTCGCGTTAGCCGTGTAGAACTTCATAAGTTCCGCGACCTGATCGCCAATGACGACCATATCGCCGCCTTTAGGGCGACGGATTGTTACCGAGGATATTGTCGCGCCATTGACCGTGATCGGGTACTTAAGTTCGTGCTTATTCATTTTATTTCCCTGAAAAATGCCCGCCTCATTGACGGGCTTATCTAACTACCGGCGATTATCCGCCGTTGCTGATGCGGAGAATGTTATTGAAGTCTGGATCAGGGTCGACACCGCCGAGGCGGAGCGTGTTCGTGAAGAAATCCCAATAGAGTTCTTCCGCACCATCAAAGAAAAGTTCATAGTGCAGAACCTCGTTAATGGCGTACTCATGCCCCATCGTTTCACCGCGTGTAAAAGCGTCCGGTGCGACGCGGGAGAGGCGGCCCTCAATAATCGCCTTAGCCTCAAGTGCCTTGCCGCTCTTTTTGTCGCGAACGACGCCGTAAGCGGTGAAGTTCTTGCGGGTAGTGCTCCCGAGGCCAAAGCTCCGCAGGAGTGGCATGTCCCATCCTTTGAGCTTGAATGTCGGCTCGAGCTTTTCAACGCCGACACCAAACTCAACCGCTACCTTACCGCCGCCCGGATTGTGATCGACAAGCGTTTCCTGCAAGTCCGGGAGCTTCAATTCTTCCAGTGTCAGAAACTTCGAGTTTTTCGGATCGTGGTCACCGACGAAAAGGTTCGCGGCTTCCATGATGTAAATATTTGACATGACGATTTTTCCTTAAAATCGAGAAGCGTTAACGGAGGCGTAGAGCCTCCGCACGAACCTGATTAAGCGTCGAGGCTGGTCAGCAGATCATCGAGCAGCGCATCGAGAGCAGGGCGATAGCGTGCAGACTGGATGCCGATGTAACGCAGGACTGGCGGTTCCTCCGCCTGAAAGGCGACGGTAAAGCGGCCGAGGCGGAGCTGTTCCGGACTATTGGCAGCGCGCGTAAAGTTCACTCGGAAGCCAAGGAGGTCGCCAGCAGCCTGAATATCGCGAAGCCCGCCTTTCATTGTAGCGAGAATATCTTCGATTGTTCCACGGTCGATATTTCGACGGCCAAGGAAGAAGCGGAGCGTCTTGATAAACATCAGGTGAATGTAGTCACGGCCGCGCACCTGATTGTAAAACTGCCAGAGTGTATCCTCTGAGCAAGTATCGGTGCCAACATAGACAAAGCCTCCGTCCGCAATCGCGCCGTCGGAGCTTTCTCCACGAACGATAATACCGATATTTTTCGATAGGAGCTGCTGCCCCTCTGTTGCACCGTCAAGGATCGAAAACTCAATCGGACGGGACGGGCCGACGATCCCATAAACAGGTTGGTTCGCCCATGAGTGGAAAGGGCGCCCCTGAAACTCGTGATCGCGACGAACTGCGATACCAATGATCGCAGGGGATGCAGGCATAGTGGCCACGTCACCAGCTTCATCCAGAATTTTTACTGCTACGTCGACAGGGATAATCCGCTTTGACTGGATTGTAGTTCGCCATGAGTTTGCTGCGGCTTCATCTGTTGCGGGGCCGTCAACCACTGACACCGCGAGCAGGCGATCAAGCAGCGTCGGAAGACCAGCAATAATCGCGTTTGCATCAGCACCGGATGCGACCTGTGAGGTATAGCCGGGAACGCAGATCAGGCGAGGGGTAATGCCAAGTTCGGAGCCTGCGTCGAGGAGTGCATACATACCGGTACGGTCATTGATAGAGCCGAGCAGGTTGACGATAGTCGCATCAACATCAGCGCCTTGTTCGACGCGAACGCCGACGATTGTCGCTGCCGCCTGAAACTGACCGAGCTGCTGGTTAATGAGATTAACGGCATTATAACCCGTGCCGGTCTTTCCCATCTTTGCTAGCTTTTGCTCGTCTGATGAATAAAAGAGTACCGGTTTATTGATTGGGAACTCCGTCGCATCAGCGGCGGGTGCGGTAAAGACTAGACCAATTACTGACATATTTGTCACAATCGCTGGGCGCGGTTCGTTCTCGACTTGTGTAATCGATAGACCGAAAACTGGATCGCTCATTCCTTCTCTCCTGTTGAAGCGGGTTCCCCGCTAAGCAATAAAAAAGGCACGCAGAAGCGTGCCTATCATTCATTTTCAATGTAAATAACCGCCTCGAGGGCGGTGCGAATGGTCAGTTTAGAACTTAGAAATTATGGCTGAGCGAGCAGCTCTGCGGCACGCTCTTCACCAAACAATCCAATAGCTGCGGATTGTAACAGCGGCCAAAGCTCATGATCCGACCGGTACGATTGAGCAGTCATGAAAATCTGTCGAACACGAAATGGCTGCTGATTGAGCATGGCCTCAATAGCCGCCCCTTCTGCCTCTGTTGTGCGCTCCCAGAATGTAACAGCCGAAATAGAGATCACGGCTTCCGGTTCTGGTTCAGGCTCCACATAAACCCACTCACCATTTTGCCAGTGGTGGTTTTCGCTTGGCTTTAACGGAACTTCTATAGTACCAGTGCGATAATCCTCTATTTTTGGATCGCCACCTACGGCTTGCCAGTAGCCAAGATCGGGATGATAAAAACCTTTTTCCATTTTAACGAAGCTCCCTGTATGTGCCGCCGGTGCCAGTTTTGTAGTAATAGCCGTTAGGGATTGGCATGCCCATTACCCACATACTGCCACCACCAATCTCTGAAGCAGTTGCCCAATTCACATTATCCGGCGACATCTGAAAAGTTCCGTAGCCGCTTGAAATGTTGACAGTAATGAAAATGGTCTTACCTGTTGTGTTTTGGAAAACAGTATTGGCAGGGCGGCTAACGGACTGCCAAACTTGGCCATTCCCAAAGAACTGTTTTTGCATGGCATCAAGCTTTGCCTGCATTAGGCTTTCCAAATCAGAAATAGACGTGGCCACCCCCTGAATATCTCGTGTCAGGTTAGCAAGATCAATTGAGCCTGTATCGACCTTAGCAGGATAAGCTTTCACCCAATAGGTAAACGTGCGGTTGATTGGACGGGTTTCGCTTGCTGTGCGTGTATTAGTAAGTAAGCTTGAAATTCCAATATACGACTCATTATTCGCAGCTGGATTTGTACTCGCATTTCTGTAGCGTGGGTTTGACGCAATGTCCCCACTATTAGGGACACCATTACCCCCCATAAGACCTCTGGCATCAATCGTTGCAGCCACAGATCCACCTGATCCAAGTATTGGATGCCCATGATCTTGCAAAGCATCCTGCTGCACAGTACCAAATATACGACCAGCATCAACCAACTGACCCGGACGCCAGCCTCGAGCGATATACCCGCCCATATCAGGGGTTAGCGGATCGCCAGCGGCATTCCGCTCCCAACCCGCAGCAATACCATGAGCACGCAGCTCTGGATATGTTGCAGTCACGGGTGCGCCATTCATGAGCAGGCAGCCCGGAGGAACAATCTTGTCATCAGAAGCCATCATAATGATAGAGCCGATGGGCGCCGTAGCTGGCAGGTCATCATCATTTGTAAATGCCCTGACAACACCGCCAACCAGCATGTAGATTTTA